CGGTCGCACACGATGAAAACGATGGTGGCGTTCTCCACCTGGCGCGCGATCTGCTGCGCGACCCAGCAGGCGCCGGCGGCGGAAATGCCGCCGAAGATGCCTTCCTCGCGCGCGAGCTGACGGCACATGTCCTCGGCATCGGACTGTTCCACGTACACCAGTTCGTCCACCCGGCTCGCGTCGTAGATCTTCGGCAGGTATTCCTGTGGCCACTTGCGAATGCCGGGGATGCGCGAACCCTCGCTGGGTTGTGCACCGACGATGCGGATGGCGGGGTTCTTTTCCTTGAGGAAGCGCGACACGCCGGTGATGGTGCCGGTGGTGCCCATGGCGCTCACGAAATGCGTGATGCGCCCACTGGTCTGCGCCCAGATCTCAGGACCGGTGGTCTCGTAGTGCACGCGCGGGTTGTCCTCGTTGGCGAACTGGTCCAGCACCCGGCCCTTGCCTTCAGCCTGCATGCGTTCGGCGAGGTCACGGGCCGATTCCATGCCGCCGCTCTTGGATGTCAGGATCAACTCGGCACCGAACGCCTTCATGGTCTGCGCGCGTTCGATGGACAGGTCCTCGGGCATGATCAGCACCATCCGGTAGCCCTTGATGGCCGCGGCCATCGCCAGCGCAATGCCGGTGTTGCCCGAGGTGGCTTCGATGAGCGTGTCGCCCGGCTTGATGTCGCCGCGCTCCTCGGCGCGCCTGATCATGGAAACCGCGGGCCGGTCTTTCACCGAACCGGCGGGGTTGTTGCCTTCGAGCTTGCCCAGAATCACATTGCCGCGCTCGGCGTTCTGCGCAGCGCCGATGCGCTGCAATGCCACCAGGGGCGTGTTGCCGATGGCGTCTTCGATCGTCGGGTATTTCATGGCGTCACTGTGCCATAATTTCCGGTCGCCGTTCCGAGACGCCCGGGTGGTGAAATTGGTAGACGCGCCGGACTCAAAATCCGGTTCCGAAAGGAGTGTCGGTTCGATTCCGACCCCGGGCACCAAGTGAGCCTTTTGCGATTTTCGCCAATGATCGCTTTTGACTCTTTTTCCTTGTGCGGCAAGGACTTAGCGACGATCCACAACTCCACTGTTGTTTTCGGTTGTCGCCCGTTCCCACCGATTCTCGCTAGACTTCCCCCACGAATTTACTCACCGTGGGGAATCATGGCGCACATTTCAAAGCACGGAGACAAGTGGAGAGCGCAGGTTGCCAAGCGTGGAATCAGACGCTCTGCGGTGTGGGATACGAAGCGTGAAGCGGAGCGTTGGGCGGCTCGAGTTGAGGACGAAATCGAGGCCAACCGGACGGCCAGAAAGTCGTTCAAAGACGCGGCCCAGCGGTATCTGCGGGAAGTCTCGAGCAAGAAGGACGGCCAGCGCTGGGAAGAGTTTCGCATTCAAGCCATGATCGAGCACTTCGGGGAGATTGCCCTGTTCGATCTGGACGCGCCTGATATAGCCAAGTGGCGTGACACCCGGCTCAAGTCCGTCAGCGGCTCCACAGTGGTCCGGGAATCAACCCTGCTGAAACACCTGTTGTCCACGGCTCGAGACGAATGGCGTTGGATGGACCACAACCCCTTCCGAGGGGTGAAGATGCCGTCAGAGGCCGAGCCGAGACATGCGCGGTGGCGGTGGAACCAGATCAGGAAGGTACTCAGGCACGCTCGAGCAGGCGGGCCGAAGATGCAGGAGGTGGCCGACGCCTTCCACATCGCCCTGCGCACGGGAATGAGGTTGCAGGAGGTTCTAGCAGCACCCCAAGGCTTTGATCGTGATCGCAGGGTGGTGACGCTGGCCCGGACCAAAACGGGCCGCGCTGTCGTTCCTGTGGGAAGAATCGCGGCGAAGTTGCTCGAGCGCCCAGCGTTCACCGTGGGAGCGAATGAGGCTTCTACCTTGTTTGCCAGGATGACCAAGCAGTTGATGATCACGGGGCTCACGCTGCACGACAGCCGCGCCACAGCACTCACCCACATGGCGAAGAAAGTGCCGGTGGAAATTCTGGCGAAAGTCTCGAGACACCGAGACATTTCCATGCTGGTGAGAACGTACTACCGACCGACGCCAGAGGAAGTGGCGCGGAGGCTTTGAAATGCTAAAATAGCGCAACGCCCCATGCGGTCAGGCATGAGGCGTCACTTCCCAAACCTTCGTCATGAAAGGACGAGCGGCATGAGCGACGCTGATTCTACAGTTCACATCCCACTGGCAGACACTGATCTGTTCGCAACAATAGATGCCGCCGATGCGGCGCTCGTTGAGCCGTACGCTTGGAGAATTCAATGGAGGCCTGACGGCAGGCCCGGCGCAGTCAGAGCGTGTGGCAGTGCATACATCGCCCTACACCGTCTTTTGCTAGACCCGCCAAAGGGGCTTGTGGTCGACCACCGAGACGGGGACGTGTTAAACAACACGAGGGCAAACCTTCGCGTATGCACCAATGCAGAGAACTCTAGGAACAGCAAGTTGAGAGCACACTCATCCAGCGGCTTGCGTAACGTCCAGTGGCGAGATAAAGGTGGCGGGCGAATGAGTTGGCGAGCCACCGTCATTGCTCACGGGAAGGCCTATCGAAAATGGTTTGGGCCGTCCGATCAAGCGAAGCTGGCCGCATCTGAATGGGCAAAAGCCATGCGAATAAAGCTCCATGGAGAATTCGCATACCTTCCGGGCGAAAAAAAACAGCCCCCACCCGAAGGTGGAGGCCAAGGACCAGATGCAATCTGATCAGGAGACTCGTTCACTCGCCCGTGATCTTTACGGCGTTGTCATAAGCGGCTTGGCAGGCGGCAAGGGCAATCCGTAGTCGATCTGCGCGGGCAGACTCCCCGATAAGAAAGGCAGCATCCGAGCGGTAAAGCTGGGCTCCGGTGCATCCCACCGTAGTGGAGGGATTCTTGGACATGTCGCCGTCGCTGGGGCGGTCTGCACGGCTGCGCAACTCACGGTGAGCAATGGCAAGCTGAGCAGCAAGAGCTTTTTGTTCATCGTGGGCTTTCTTTTCAATGGCGGCTAGGGTGGCAGCGGCGGCTTGCTCTTTGGCGCGTGCTGAGGCTTCGGCGGCCCTTGCTGCTTCGGCGTGCTGGGCTTTGAGATCAGAGAGTTCCACCTTGGCGTTGTCCAGCCTGTGAAGGGTTGCGCAGTTGGTCGCCATGAGTGCGGCGATGGCTGCGGCGTACAGCCAGCCCGGCAACAGGTTGAACAGGCCGAGGATGGCGGTCACACCACCACCCGATGCAAAAGCCAGCCGTGCATGAACGCCTCTTGGCTTTCCTTGTTCTCCGCGATGCCGACATAGCGTGCACCTTGTAGGCAGTTCAGCCCGCGAAGAAGAACAACCCGGCCTTCAGAGCCGCGATGTGCCAAGTAGGAGCGAAGCGCCAGGATCGTGATCTTGCCAATGCGCCCGTCGACCTTCAGATCGGGGTAGACGGCCCCGCCTTTGTTGAGCACGTTGAGCATGCGTTGGAAAAACTCGCTTGCCACTGACTGACCCATGTTCACGCCGGTATCAAGAAGCTCTTCAGCCACTGCCGGCGCGTGCTCGTTCACCATGTGGAAGTTCGGGTCGAGCCAGTAGCGCTCCATGTAGATGGCGACGGCCATCGTGCGCGGCAAGTCCTGCATGCGGCCATGGAATCCATAGGCTCGGGCAACCTGTTCAGTGACGCCGTACATAGTCGGGCCACCGCGATCTGCGGGATGATCCACATACCCGCCCTCGCGCTTTATCAGGTCTTCGATGTAGGCATCGACTTTCATTGCACGCGCTCCGGTAGCTTCATGGGCTTGATGGACTCAAGCCGGTCAAGCGCTCGGAGAACTTCCTGGCGCTCGCGCTTCACTTCTTCACCCTCGGGCGGGAAGAGTTCAGCCTTCTGGGGGTGCTGGACTTCAATCTGCCGGCTCATCTTTGGGGCTCTGCGAGATCAGCCGGCCAACCAATCCAGTCACGGCGAGGAATGCAACAACCGCATCAACCAAACCGCCCCACGTCCAGTCGGGGTAGAACAGCACACGCGATGCAAGTTGGTCGAGCGTGAGAAAACCCTTGGTCACGCCTTGTATCGTGGCGATGCTTGCGAATGCCCAAATGCTGTAGAACTTCGGCGCCTCGCGCCAGTTTTCGATCAGAGAGAGTTTCATTTGATGAGCCCTTTCGATTGGAGCCAGAAAAACAGCGCCACCGAGACGACGCCGACGATCCAGAACAGTTTCTGGACCACGTTTCTTCCAACGTCGCGGTACACGCGATCTGTCAGTTTTGCGACCGCTTTGTCAGCGGCTTTTTCCGCGATCTTTTCGACTTGGGCATCAGTGAGGGGGGAGAAATCAGATCCGCTCATCACAACCCCTCAACGATGCTTTTCAATTCCTCCACAGAGGACGCCTGATTGATGGCTTCTTGCAGGTCTGCATGCTTTGCCCTGACCTGCTCGCGCTTGGCCTCGGCCTCGACAACCTTACCGGGGATCGTCACTTCACGGTCCAACGGAAGAAACTCAGCGTCCCTAACCAATCGGCGTTTCTCGTGACAGATGTCCTTGGCTTTGTCGATGTCAATGCGCACCTTGTTTTGTGCGCATGGGCACCACGCATTGCGGAACGTCCGGTCTGTAGGTAGATCGTCCGTGGTGCCAAATTTCACATCGATGGCATCTTTGGGGATGTCCTGCATCCACCGCTCTTCCGGAACTCCAGGCGCAGGGATGAGGACGGAGACTCCACCTTCAGGGGTGGTCCAGATGATTCTTGGTTCGCTCATGGTGTTCAACGGAGGTAGATGAGTCGGACAGCCCGCATGTCGATCAGGCCGGGAGTGCTTGCGCTGTTTGCTCCAGCAAAGACGCGGGAACTCGATGAGGTCTGCAAGTCCTGTTGCAGGTAGATCGTTCGCGGCGCTGCACTGATCTGGAACTGGTTGATGTTGTCGGCCTCAGAGTCCAACGTGTACCCTGCGGTGTAGTTCGCATCCGGCATTGCCGTGGCAAAGTTCACCGTGTAGTTGCCCGCCCCGTTGTCCGTGATGGAACTCACGTTTCCAGAATCTCGAATGCCAACGGTTCCGGTTCCGTTGAAATTCACCCAGGCGCGAGGCGCATAGACGGGGGCCGAACCGGCGGCGTTCAGGCCGTTGCGCAGCTTCAATGGCGTGATCGTCACCGCATCAGATGAGCCAGCAATGGACTCAGCACTGGTTGCGATTTCGACTTTTCCGGCAGCAGTTTCAGAAGCGGCGGCAACAAGGTTTGCCGTCCACTGTGCTGCGGTCAGCTCTTCCATCGGTCCCGTGGATGCGGTGATCCTCCCCAATCCTCGCGCCGTGCTCATCGTCATGCCGCTGTCGATCAATGCGCCTGTGATCTTTGATCCGGGAAGGTTGGGAACAGACAACGGGCTCGCCGCCAGCAGCGCATATGCCACCAGCGACAACCCAGCGTCCAGAGCCGTGCTGTCGTTCGTCAGCGTCACGGTCGTGATGCCAGCCGCAAAAACTGAGTTGCTGATCGTCGAATAGACAAGGCCAGAGGTGTTCGTCGTGCGCAGCCGGCGACCGATCTGGAGAATGGCCGTCTGGTCGCCCGGGACGCTGAATGACGTGCCGGAAATGTAGGTGGGCACAAATCCCGACTCGACCCACTCGGATTGACTGATGGACGTGTCGCCAATGCCGACGATGTTGTCAATCGTGCGCAAAGTCACGCCAGCGGCATCTTTGATGATGAACTTGTAGGCGATGCCACCCGTGAGCCACACAGCACCCAAAGTGGGATAGCCGAGCGAGTTCAGAATGATCGGGTTTGACTGCGGCGTGCCACCTGACAAGCTGGTGTACGTCGTTGCAGGCGTGCTTGAGCCTGCAAGGTAGGTCTCGATCTGCCCGCCGACCAATGGGTCTCCGTTGGCGTCGAAAATCTGCTGGTTGGCTACAGGACTGAAATACAGGGCCATATGGGCTCCAAAGAAAAAAGCCCACCAGTCGCCTGATGGGCTTTAGAATTTCGGGATGACTTGGTTTCTTGCCGTGATCTTTCGGCCCATTGCCGCGCTGATCCTGTTCGGCCTGATCTGCCTGCCGGCGCGAATCGCCGTTCAGAAGTGGATGCCCGAAGGCAAGTTCAAGCGGGTGCTACTGCTGCCCTTGAAGCGCAAGACCGCCGGCAATCCCTGACGGTGCGCCGAGCAGCTTCAAAAGCTGGTTGTCCAGCACTTCCGGTGCCAACTGCGACAGCGCCGAAGGCTTGAAACCAGGATTGAGTGCTGCCCGTTGGACCATGGGCGACAGCAGCGCATTGCGCACCACCGGACGCGCCCCGACCATCATCAAAGCCAGCGGGTTTCCAGTCCCAACCGCAGACCCACCAGCGAAGGCGAAATCGAGCGGGCTGACGGACTTCGGCGTTTCCTTGAGAGCCTGCGAGGCTTTGGGGAACGCGGCACCGAACTGCGCCACGTCCCTCAATTCACCGGACAGCGGCTTGCCTTTCGCCAGTTCTTTCGCCAGAGCCTGCGCCGACACAGAGCCGGTTTCAGCGTTCAGGCCCTTCTGCACGGTGTAGGTCTTGGCGATCAGCTTGCGAGCGTCTTGGAAGGCTTTCAGGGCGTCGGGGTTGCCAGCAGCTTGCAGATTGCGCTCCAGCACCCCTTCGAGAGCGTTGCTGGCTTCCTTGGCGGCCTTGCCGAGCGACGTGTCACCTTGGCGGTAAGCCTTGTCTGCCACCTCGCGCAGAACCTTCGTGGCGTCCACCGCATCACCAGCGTCGAAGGTCTGTTGTTTGAGGGACGTGACCAGATCAACCACGCCGTTGTTTTGCAGGCCCGGGAATGACCGTCCAGCGCCCTGTTGGGTTGAGGCGATGTTGTCCAGCGCATCCATGAAAACTTTGTCCGCCTGCACGGGGCCGAGTTGCTTCACGGAGTCATACGCCTGCCCAGCCTGGCGGCGAATCGATTGGAGTGCGTCGGCGTCCAACACGGCGTCATCAGCAAGCCCAAGAGCTTTGCGGGCCAGTTTGTCGGTGACGCCCTGATTCCGTTGGCTGGCGACTTGGGCGGTTTTGATCTTGCCCGACATGCCAGACAGGGCTTCGGAGAGCATGCCCGGGTTCAGATCGGCGGGGGGCACCACGTAGCCGAGCTGATTTCCTTTGGCGGCTGCTGCGAACTTCTGCGCAGCGGCAGCGCCCTGTGAGGCGGCTTCATCGGCGGCTTTGGTCTTCCATGCTTGAGCCATGCCGGGGAGTTTGTTGGCGACCTTCTGGCCCACTGCACCGCCCGCACCGCCCAGCCCAATATTCAGCAGCGTCTCTTTCGTGCTCGTGGAGGGCTGCAAAAGGCCCGTGGCGGCTCCGATCACGCCGGCACCCGTCACGGTATTGGCGCCCGGGATCATGGCCGTGGGGGCGAGCATGGCGACGTTTCCGGCAAAGTTCCCAGCCGCACCAGCCCCGGTATTCATCAGCGGGGCATCTTCTGCCCGAGCTGTGGCGACATCGTTGCGGTCAACCGCGCCAACCATCTGCCCCACACCACGAACAAGGTCAGTCATTGACTTACCAACACCGGCCCGAAACTTGTCCACACCGCTCATTCCTGCGGTGGGGTTGTAGGTCTCACGGTCGGCAGTTTGCTGCGCCTTGATGCGCTCTTCCTTGCTCGCAGGGGCTGATTGCACGAATGCGGACAGTTGCTCAGCGGTCGCGCCTTCAGGGCCTTCGATGCGGTACTTTTTCCCGTCCGGGCCTTCGAGCGTGTAGATCGGCATGGGTTACTCCACCGAGAGGATTTTGAAACCACCACCAGCGGGAGGAATCACGCCGCCAGGGCTGCTTGCCGTGGGCACAGAGCGAAGTCCACCGGGGATTTCCGCCGCCATGCCGCTGATGGCGGTAGCGCGATTTCGGCGCTTCTGCTCCAGCACTTTCTTGTCGTCGCCGGGTTGGGGGAAGTACTGCTTCTTCGCGTTCTGGAATTCGGTCTCGGCGATCACGGCTCCAGACTCCCGACGCAACACAGCGTTGATGAAGTCGCGTTGCGCCTGTTCGGCTTGTTGGCCGGCAGAGGAAAGCGCGGTGTTGCCGATGGCCCCGGCAATGCCACCGATCAGGGGAAGCTCCCCCATCGCCGCTTTTGCATTCACAGCCATGGGCGAATACTTGCCTTCGAGGTCGCTCAGGATGCGGTCAGACTCGACCATGCGCGAGCCGAACAAGTTTGCTTTGGCCTGACCTTCCGTAAGGTTCTTGGTTGCCGTCTTGCCCTGCACAGGCTTCCCATCGGCGCCCATGACCGGCTGTACCTGGCCCGTGCGCGGATCGGCGAGAACGTAGCCCTGATCCGTCTGGATGAACTGACCACGCGGGGCGTTTTGACTCTGGGCCAGCTCTTGACGACGTAGGCCAAGATTTCCTTGCGCAACACCGAGTTGCCCACGGGAAATAGCGTTCTGCGCCTGGTTGTTGCGCTGCACTTCGCCGAATTTGCGTTCGTCGAGGTCGAAGCCCTTCTGTTTCCAGACTTGGGCGAGTTGCTGCTCCATGGTCAGGGCCTGCATGCGCTTTTGCTCCACCATGGCCGGGTCGTACTGCGGGGGAGATTGCGACACGTCCAGTCCCATGGCTTGCGCCTGTGCGCGGGCCTGATCGTAGGAAGCCTGATCTTTCACGCCGGCCATAATCTGCCCCACCGCAGAGAGCCTTTCCATGGCGGTCTGGAGCTTGAGCTTTTCAGCCTGTGCCGCTGAAGTCGTTGCGGCGCTGCGGTCCTTGCCGATCTGCGAAGCCTCATCGATGAAGCCTTCACGGCGCAAGCCCTCTTCATCAGCACCACCGCGCAGAAGTTCGGCCAAGCGGTTCTGACGCACGCCAGCGGCCTTGGCTTGGTCCATCTTCATCTGACCAAGCTGGTTCTGCTGCTGCATGCCCTGAACTTGCATGACCTTCGCCAGCGCGTTGACAGGGTTTTCTACTTGGATGGGCTTTGCGCCCAAAATCAACGATGCATCAAGTTGTGCCATGTTCAACCACCATAAAAGAGGCTTAGGTCTGAGCCGGTCGCTGTGCCCATGTTCACTCCGGGTCGCTGAATCTTTTTCAGAAGCTCGTTGTACTGATAGTTGTTGTAAGCACCGCCGATACCCTGCGTGAGCGCGTTGGCCTGACCGATAGACCCAGCCGCTTGCGCATTGCCCAGCGCAGCATTGTTCGAGGCAGTGTTTGCACCGTACTGCGCGGCGGCGTTCTGCACTTGGTTCGTGGCACCTTGACCGGTGTTCACCATGCCGGCAAGGCGGTTGTATTGGTTGGTCTGGTCGCCGGTGTAGCGTTGGTAGGCGTTGCCGTACTCCTGCGATGCAAGACCTTGGCCGTACTTCTGGATCGCTTTCAGAGCCGCACCAGACAGCAAGCCCCCACGAGCAGCAGCAGAGCCTTCTACGCCGCGCATACCCTCTTCCTTGCGGAATTGGTAGCCGGGGTCTTCCTCAAAGTCCTGCATGCTGAACCGGCGCATGAGCGACCCAAAGGCGGGATCGTTCGGGTCGCCTGCCGCTTGCCCGCCCTGCCCTTGCATCAGGGATTGAATCGCAGCAGACAACCCAGCCTCATCAATCGAGGTCGTGCGCGGCGAGTCCGTCATGTCACTCGCCCCGACACCTTCCATGGTGCGGGGATAGTTGCCGTACTGATCCGGGCCACCCGTGGTCGTGGTGTATTGGGGCAAGAGTTGATTTCTGGCCTGCTCGTAGGTCATTGCTGACCCACCAGAACCGCCGCCGTTCGGTGACGTGCTCAACCCCATGAGGTAGGCGAGGCGGTTGTTCGCGTTCAGGCCCGTCTGGCGAAACGGCTCCTGAAGTTTCTTCTGTTCGTCGAAGATGTAGCGGTTCGTCTCATCCGTGCGCGCTGCTGCTGCGGATTGAGCATCCGCCGCGTCACCCGCTGCGCCCGACGATATCAAAGACCCTGCAAAACCTGCGGCTGCTGCCCATGGCATATCAATTCTCCTTACGAATGCAGACGATCATGGTGACGCGCTCATATGCAGAGTCGTTCGTCACCCAATGGGTGAATTGGTTGTCAAACCAGAAGATGTCGCCCGGCTTCGTTTCGAGACTTCCATCTTCAAAGTGAAACCGTTGGCCCGGGGCGCTGGCGATCTGCACGGCAAACTTCTGATACCTGCGGGCGTGCCATCCGGGGTCGGTGTGAGGCTTGCAAGTAGCACCAGCGGGAATGCGCGTGATGAGCACCCCGCCAAGCTCGACGCCATGAACCATGTGCATCAGGTCGTGGCACATCTGCTTGATGCCGAGCACGTCAGCAGACGGATACCAATAGGAATCGTGGGCCTCTCCGTCACTTGCCCGAGTTGGATCACCGAACCGAGCCCAGATGTCGTCAAGGCCGAAGTGCGGGCTGTTCGGGTCTGCCGTGCGCGTGGTGTGCGTGTTCCATAGTTCGGGGTGCGATTGCAGCGCCCAATGAATCGGAGAGACGTTCAAACCACTCCCGAGCAGCTTGATTCGCTCGCTCATGCCGTCACCAGCTTCAAAGACTCTTCGGCCAGCTCACGCGGCGCAAAATCGCCCGCCCACAAACACAGCCAGACAATCGGCGTCACGGCTTCCACGCTGTGCGCGGTGTTCTTTGGGATGGTGACCATGCGGTATCCCGTCATCACCTCTTCCACGCCATCAATCGTCACCTTCGCAGTGCCTGACACCAGCACAGATGTGTGCGCGTGCTCGTGGACATGAGATTCCAGAAGGTGACCGGCGTCCGCCTTTGTCTCGACGACGAACACGTTTCCGGCCTCGTCGTCGCCACCGAAGAATTGAATGCCGAGCGTCATACGATGGTCCCCGCTGCATCGCGCCACACCGTTGGCTTCACTGCCGACACGTAGACTGGCTTGTTGAGCGTTCGATCGAAGTACTGGCGTCCGATCCAAAGGATCGAAGTAGGCCGCTCTGCCGTGGTGCCGCTTTGCCTTGCAGCGGTGACAGTGAGATGCACCCAACTGATCCACTGCGCCCACGTCCTGAAGGCCATGCCCTTGTCATCGACAAGAGGGTCGTTCGATGGGAGTTCAAAGCTCATTTGGAAATGCTCGCCCAGGCGGCGATAAACACCGTCTTCACAGGGTCGGTGATGCGAAACTTGAAGGTCCAGTTGCGAGAGCGTCCAAGCCGATGCCAGTTCGCACGCTTGGTGTACTCGCCGACTCTTCCGAACGATGTCCACATCTCGTTGCCGTAGGTATGCCCACCGTCACGGCTGATCTGAAGCATGATTTGTGGGTCATCACCTTGACCAGACTGAAGCCCGACACCGGACTCCATCTCGATCCAAAGTTCAGAAATGCGGCTCCAGTCGCCGGTATTGATATGCCGAGTGGTCAACTCTCTTGCAATGGGCTGGCCGTCGTCGGTATAGACATCGGGCTCGATCTTGTAGAGCTTGCCGTTCTCGTAGTCGGCTCCGTAGATCGAGCCGAGCAACTTGCTCACCATCTGCACGCGGTGAAGGCCCCCAGAAGACTCCATGCGGTGCCATTCCTTGGACTGGCCGTCGTACATCCATGACTTCCCCACCGAGGGAAAATTGATCTGATAGAACGGATGCCCGTTGACCATGTAGGCGAATCCGGTCGCGTTCGACACATCACCATAGGAGGTGAATTCGGCCTCAATCTCAGGAATGCTGATCGGAATCGCAGAGGCCCCCGACATCAAACAGACTTGAGCCTGCCCAAGCCGGTTGATGCGCAGGAAGGCAAGCGAGTCGATGTATTTCGTGAGGCTCCAGCGAGCGCCAAGACCCCACTCCACCGCGCCGCCGCCGATCTTCACGAAAGCCTGATCAGCAGCCCCGGAATCGCCCCAAATCTCGGTCACGGACTCACCCAGCAGGATCAACTGCCCGGCTTCTGCGAAAACTGCGACCAGGTTGTCAGGCGAGGCTTCCGCCGTGGCGAAATCCAGCCCGTCCCAAGTAAACCCATCGAGCAGCGCCGACCAGAAAAACCGCCCTGTTCCGGGCTCGTTGACGATGAATCGCTGATTTAGGAACGTGACCGTATCCCCGCCAGGAAAATCCACGTCGGTGATCTGCGCAAACGCATCGGTGGCAAGGGTCAGGATGTACCCATTGGCCCCGTCAACAATCATCAACTGGATGCCGTTGTCCGACATCCCAACCCGACCGGAATCGGTCAGCAAAGTCCCGAGAGAGGTCGTGGTGCCGTCGTTTGCCACGCGGTACAGCGTGGAGCGGTTCACCACATAGTTGAAGTTGCCGATCTGGTAAATGCCACGGGAGGGAAAAGCGCCAAAGTCCACAAACGACAACAGGCCCGGCGTTGGGTAGTAGGTCAGGACGTGGTTTTCCGGGTCTGCATTCACCTCCACATAGAGGTTCAGGCGGCTTTGCGCACTGGCGTTGACAGACCTTGCGCGGTTGCCAATGCCAAAGAGCGGAACCTGACGAATCACAGCGACCGCCAGTCCATGTAGGTGTTGTTGTCAGGGATTCCGTACGGCATCTGAAGCCGTGGAACCTCTGTGTTAGTGCGCTTGATCAGCTTTCGTGACTGCGCGCAGAGTTGCAACAGATTCGGCGTCGGGTTGACTTCGTACTCCGGCGCAATTTCGATGGCAAGGATGAACGCAAGCGCCCGCTCATAGCCCGGAGGCATGACCAACTGTTGCGTGAGGCTGGTGAATTCCGTGATCTGCTTGTCAGACCACATGTTGAACACCATCGCCTCTGAAGGAACAGGCCAGAACGTCAGGGTGATGTTCGGCATGTCCATCTGGGCATAGAAACCCGTGGGGATTCCGCCCGTGTTCGTCACCGTGATCTGCTGGTAATCCGGCAGCGTCCACTTCACCACGGGGTAAGTCACCCCTTGGTAGATGATGTTGGAGGATTCGAGCACTTCGATGGGGCGAGTTGTCACCAAACCACCCGAAGGCCCGACCGTGTAAGAGGCCGTGTTGGCAACCAGCGGCAGAGACTCGTTCGTGCGGGCTAAGATCATCAGGGGAGAGTTCCCCAGCGACCCCATCAGCCCGTTAAGCGCGAACAAGCCATCACTCGACTGCGAGGCGTTCGGCGTCTCCCCCTCGGAGAGAACACCGAGCAACCTCATTGCACGAGTGATGATCTGAATTGCTGTCGTCATGCCACGTCCTCAAGAATTGAAAAAGCCCCCGAAGGGGCTTCTTGTTTGCTCTTAGGGAGCGGGCGTGCCGGGAGGCGGGACCTGAATGGCCCAAGTCACCACGGTTGCAGCGGTGGCGGTGGCGGTGCCGTAGATCGTGAACGATCCAGCAGCACACACCACACGCTCCACGCGCAGGAACGTGCTATCCGCAGCGGCTTGGGAGACCTGTGCGAAAACCACGCTGTTCGCGTTCACCAGCGAGTTGGTCACCACCACCGAAGACGCGCCGATGGCAACGGTTGCCATGCCGACGTACGTGTTCTGGGTGATTGCACCAGTGGTCGAGGTGTTCGCGGTTGCGGCAGCGGCAATGCCCTGAGCGATCAGAGCCGCTTCGAGTTCTGCCGAGAATTCGCCGGTTTGACCAGCGGAGAGGCCACCATAGGCCCGGTTGAGAGTGACGGACATGATGTGGTCCCTTTCTTAGCTGTTGATGCCGTAGTACTTGACCGAGAGTTCTGGGTACGTCGCAGCCCAACCGAACAGCACGTCGAGACGCATGATCGAGTTGTCGTTAACGCCGTCGTAGAACTCGGTGACCTTGACGGTGAAGCCGTCCATGGTTTCCTGAGCCACGTCGATCACACCCTTGCCGCCAGGAGGTGCCCACATGGGGACCATCGCCAGCGTGAAGGCGTCTTCGTGGTAAGCCACGTTGGTGCTGTAGCCGGTCGATGCCGCGCCCACAATGACGTAGGGCTGCGCCGTGGTCGGCGAAGCGGTCACGTTCTGGAAGGGGCCAGAGGTCACGATGGCAGGGCTGATCGGGATGGAGGTCGCACCCTGAGCCACGTCAGCCGTCACCACGAAGTTCGCCAGTTGGCCGGTCGATTGACGAGACACCGGGTTAACTGCGAACACGCCGGGAAGCGTGATCACCGTGCCACGGGTCAACGTGCCAGCAGCCACGGCCACAACAGTGATCGACGAGCCGGTTTGGCCGGCACCGGAGATGTTGGTCGCGGTTGCCGCACCGTTGGTGTGCACATCGACGTTCTGATCCATGCCGGTGTTCAGGCCGAACGAATCAGACAGCATGCCGGTGTTGAACTGGTCGCTGATCTTCGATGGGTTGTTGAAGAACCCACCGAAACCTTGCACCAGCGCAGCATTCATGGCCGGGTTGAAGATCGCGGTACGGCGACGGTCGCGGGGAGCGGCCATTTCGTCCAAACGCTGGCCCATCTGGGTCATTGCGGCGATGGCGTTCGCGGCAGAGGTCGGCAGTGCGCCGGCGCCGTTCAACGTGTTGTAGGTGCTGTAGTGCGCCAGTTGCAGACCTTGACGGTCGATTTCGTTGACCACAGGCACCATGCCGGCGGTGACCTTCTTGGAAAGCTCGGTCAACGACAGGGTGCGCTCTGCGCTGGTGAACGACAGATCGCAACCACCTTGCGAGAGGGTCAGCGGCACGGTCGTTTCCACAGTTGCCTGCGGGACGGCCACGCGACCAGCGCGGTAGGTGTACTTCGGGGGGCGCTTGATGTTGATGGTCTGCCCAGGGGCGTAACCACGCGACATGTTGCCGGTGAACTCCGTTTCATAGGAGCGATTCACGTTCTTGGAGAACGAGAGCATGTTCTTCAGAACCGCAAGCGATTCCTTCGCAACAATGCTGCAAGTGACCAGAGTGTTCGTCATGATCTAACCTTTCGACGCTTCTCAGCGCTGGAATTGATGGGTGGCCCGAGGTCTCTCGACGGTGAGGCCGGAAATGGTTTAGCGTGCCCAGTGCGGCTTCTGTTTCAACCGAGCTTCGTAGTACTCCTGCGGGCTCATGTTGGACAGTGACTTCGTGGGCGATTGCCCTCCACCCACAGGCTCGATGGGAGCCGGTGTTCTGGGTGGTTTGGCGACGTTGGCAAGCCGGGTTTCCAACTTCCCAATCTCGGCTGCTTGCCGTGCCGGTGACAGAGCGGCGATTCGCTGTAGATCCTCTGGGTGCGAGGCCATGTGCGTCAGGAGCTTGGCGGACACGTCCGACTCGACGAGCGCTTGCGCGATCACCGGAGTGAATTTCCCCACCACCTCATCGAGATCGTCACGATCCATGCCGGAGAGCTTTTCAGCTTCGGCGTAAATCTTCTCGGTCCGCTCGCCCATGGAACGTTGCTGCTCCAGTTGCGTGCTCGCCTTTTGACGGCTGTCTCGTTGCTCCAGCTTCCAATCCGTGAGCTTGTCGAAGTACTCGTCATCGGAGGCAAAAGCCTCTCGACGCGGGCGGTCGTCTTGCTGTTGGGTCGGTTGCTGTTGACGCCCTGCGGTCTGCATCAGCATTTCGTGAGCTTGTCGCAGTGCTCTGCGCTCGGCTTTGGCAGACGCCTTGGCTGTTGCGCGTTCGATCCGGTCGTTCAGTTCCTCTTTTGTAAGAGTGAGCGTTTCCGGTTCGTTCTGAGTCTCTTTCTCAGCGCTTCCGGTCTCAGCACCCGGGGCGTCAGTTCCTGCATTGGGCTGCGCAGGCTCAGTCTTTGGAGCTTCGCTGGGTACAGCGGGCGTGTCTTGCCCTGCCAACAATTCGTCAGGCATGGTTTTTTCCTACTTTCTAGGATGGCATTTCTGCCAGTACTGGATGCGCTCCAGCGGCGGGGTTTCCCCGTTAAAACAAGGCGACGAGAGCGAGGGCTTCTTCCTCTTCTTCGTCTTCCTCCATCTGGCGCATGTCCTGCACCAGAGAAATCACGGCCTGTCGATAGGCTTCGCGATACGGGACGTTCTCCCGCTCAAAAACCTCTCGAAGCTGTTTCTGTGTCGGCTTCTTCGGTCGGTCGATCGACTCGATGACCGTGTTTTCAATGACTTCTGCAACCTGCTCGGGAAGCTCTTTCAGCTTCTCGCGCATGGCCTCTTCAAACAGGCGACGGCGCAGGGCTTGGGTGAAGAACCCGCCGCCAAAAGGTGTGTCTGGGACAACACCGTTCTGGGCCAGACCGACAACAATCGAGCCAGGTCCGACGAGAACACCGGTCGCGTCGTGAGAAACGGCAGGTCCTAGCCTCGCCGCCGATCCATTAACAACGGCGCCAGGACCAACCAATGCACCAGATGCCGCAAAGGCCCTGAATCGAGCCGCAGACCCTGCAACTGTCGATCCTTGACCAACCAGCGCGCCAGAGGCTTCATGCACTCCTGCGGCTGCTTGGTGGTCGGCAGAGCCAACTACCGTCGAACCGGGCCCAACAAGATCACCAGAGCCTGCGTGCTGCCTCGTGCGGGCCGCAGCTCCCGCAATCTCAGAACCCGGGCCGGTCAAAGCGCCCGTTGCCGCGTGCTGGCGAGTCCTTGCGGCTGTGCCTGCGACTGTCGATCCCGGGCCAACCAGATCACCCGACGACGGATGTGCGCGGGTTCTTGCCGCGCTGCCAACAATTGCAGAACCTTGCCCGGTCAGTGCGCCACTACTTGGGTGCGGGGTGTTGTGCTGAGCACTCCCAACAACCTCAGCACCAGCACCTACAAGAGCGCCGCTGGAATCGTGGGTTGTTCCGCCACTGCTGGGAATCCAGCGGAAGACCACACACCCATCACCACCACGGCT